CAAGGGGTGTCCTGCTGGCATGGCCAGCCACGGCATCAAGCCGTTGACTTTCTACGCTTATGAGGCGTTCGGGTTGGTAACCGACATGCGTAGTGCATGAGTTATTTACCGTCGGCGACATGGGATCTTCGGGAGGCAACAATGAATAACCAAATGGTGGAGTCTAGCACGCTAGCTCCCGTGGATGGATTTATAGAGTACCATAAAAATGGTTCACTCTATTGGTCCACACGTACTCATTGGAACGACCGTCAAACGGTCACCTCTTACAGAGGCCCGAAGCGCTATGACAAAACGATGGGACGTAAAGCTTTTCTTATCCCAAACGATTTTAGTCTTAGCAAAAAGTCCACAACCCTCTCTGAGGGTTCCGCCCGTTGGAGTAACGGCACTTCCGATTGGTATATGGCAAGTAATTATTTTATTGCCACAAATCCTCTCGAAAATTTAAAGCCTGTACTCCTGGACGGTCCAGAACTGGTGGAAGCTGGAAAGTATTTGGCACAAGCGCAAACTGATGCTTGGGCCCAGGCTAACTCACCTGACTTTAGTGGCTTGACCGAACTCGGCGAACTGAAAGAAACCTTAGGGTTTCTTAAATCAGTAGGCTGGGATCTCTTCAAGGTCTTAAAAAGCTATATAAGAGACCGTAATAAGCTTAAACGCAAATTACGGCGCCTTAAAGCTGACCCTGACGAGTTGAAAGACGCAATAGCTAGTTTATGGTTGCAGTATCGCTACGCAATCATGCCGTTGGTACTTAGTACCAACGATCTAGTTAGTCTTTTGGTCAAACAAACGACGTTGTGGGAGAAATTCTCGGGTTATGTGAAACGTACGGAAGTTGTTTCTCAAACCCCTGGGGGTATACCTTTGTATTACCTTCAGATCTCCTGGACGTGGGAGGAAACTCTCACGTATACAGGTGGTGTAGGATTATTCCCTGTTTGGCACGGCCCTCCGAAAATTGATTGGGGTGTTGATGCCTACGACGTCATCACTACTGCATGGGAGCTGACAACACTCTCCTTTGTAGTAGACTGGTTCATAGGTATAGGCAGCTTTCTTCAGGCCTATCGGCCCTCGGATGCTGACATACGGTATCAATCAAATACTGTCCTAGCTCGGAGAGAACTCATCGTCAAAGACATGAGTTTTCAAGGAACCTATGGTTACTCTATTACGGAACTAAATCCACCTGGTGAAATCAAAACCCAGGCGGTAGGTCTCGTAAGAACAAATAGAGTAGAGAAGCCGACCTTACCTGTCTTCAATAAAGAAGTACTTTCTGTAATGCACAAAGCTGATGCCCTCGCACTTGTGTGGGGCATGTACAGAACTGTGCTAAAGAAAATGCTTTGATGAAGACAACAAACAGGGCATAACATTGCCCCAAACCCACATGGAGTCAACCATGAGTAAAACAATTGGCGCCTCCGTGACGACAAACGCCGTCATGGGTACAACAGGAACATACGTTAGTTCCCCCGATCCGTCGACAAATGACTTTGTCTATGTTAACTCAAGCGAGAGTGATCCGCTGCTCCGCGAACGTTTGATGTACGTAAATCGCCCTGGTAACGTTTCAGGCACCGTTAGTACAAAAAGGAAAGCGAAAGCTTCCTATACGGTGCCTGTTGAAGACGCTACTACGGGTGAAATCCGTTATGCAAACATTCGTGTAGAGATTTCCGTTGATATTCGCGATGAGTCGGCCGCACTGGCCCAACTTCGTGCAGTAGCAACTGATATCTTACGCAGTAATGGTGATTTAGATGACTTTTGGTTGTATGGTTCTGAATAAGAACTCTCTCAACCTTTAACCATCTAACATCTAACTCCCAAAAAGGAGTCTGATCATGAAAACAGCCAAAAAGCTGTGCTCGCTGGACGCTGTAATTAAAGAAATATACAGCGCCCTTGTCACGGATCTTAGTCCTGCAACACCATCTCCGAATTGGTCTGATATCAGATCAGTTCGCAACATGGAATTTGCTTATGCAAATCCATATGAGATGAAGAAATCTCACCAGTTGAGGAACTTCCTCAAACGATGGGTTTTCAAGGACGATGTTTATTCTCCTGATGAGCTTGAAAAGGCAACTAAAAAGGCCTTTATCGACTCCCAAGCCACCTTCGGCATTCGCCGAATTACATCTGCCACGTCTGATGTTATTGAACGTGCTCGGATGATTGTAGGTGATATACTTGGTGAGTACGATCTCGTACAACACTGGAGAAGTTGCAAATGGGGAAAACGTGCGGCAAGAGGTCTTCCATACAGCGAAGCCTACCTCGACTTGCGTGTGAAAGCCTTGTCGGGTACAGTCGCACAGCTCGCCGCGTTAAAAACTGCGGTGGTCAACGATGAATTGTTGGCCCGGATCATTCGCGAAAGCGAAATGGAAACCGTGAGCTCCGTGACATTAACCTGCGTCCCGAAAAGCTGGAAGACGCATAGAACTATTGCACCTGACACAGTAGCGGGCGGTTTTCTGTCCGCTGGTCTAGGTGAATATATCCGTAAGCGTTTGGAGTCTCACACGCATATAAACCTTTCTATGGCTCAGGAAGTGCATAAGCAAATAGCACTTGCCGCGTCCAAAGATGGTTATTATGCAACCGCAGACCTTAGTAAGGCGAGCGATTCTTTCGTGTGGGAACACATCCATATGCTTGTACCACGGAGTTGGTGGGGCGCTTTGGAGACATGTCGAACATCCATGATCAATGTTGGCGGAGGGGATAAACCCCTCACGTCGTTCATGCTCATGGGTAGTGGACATACGTTTCCTTTGCAAACCGTCTTGTTCTATGCAATACTGCGAGCAATCGCAGATCTGGCCGGAATACATGACCGCGTCTATACGTTTGGTGATGACTTGATGTATCCATCTCGGATGCATCGTGTTGTTACTCACGTACTAGATTGCCTGGGCTTTTCGTTGAACGAGGAGAAAAGTTTTTACTCTACTCGTTTTGGCCCGTGTTTCCGCGAGAGTTGTGGTGGTGATTACTACCATGGCTTGGACGTTCGCCCTTTTATGCCTGATAGCAGTTCTAGTTTGGTTGGTTTGGGTGGCAGTAATGCATACGTTGCTATGTTGCATCATCTGCTTAATGGTCTCCTTGAAAAATGGGACACCCATGAAATACCATTTACTGTGTCCGTGTTGTGTCGTCACCTCCTTATGGTGCGTGATGATATAGCGTGGGCTCATGCTGGTTTTCAACCGAGCTACGCTGGTGTTTACTACGAGCTGCCTGGTTTTGTACCAAGGTCTCCTATGAGAACACTCAGCAACTGTTACATAGTACAGAACCGCACGCGCATGTTAAGGTTTGTCCCAGAGAGACGTAAAGTCACCTCAGAAGAGGTATATCTCTGGCAATCCTTGCGTGCTGCACCAGATATCCGAATTTCCAAACCGGATATCCTGGAATCCACAAATGATACAGAGTGGAAAGGTACTGTGCCAATGAAGCAGAAAGGCAGGTTAAGGTGGATGGATACCTTTACTAACCTTTTAATTGGTTAGCAAAGCCTAAACCGACAACCGGCTGTATAGGGTGGTAGATTGGTAGCGAACTATTGTTTTGGTTCGCCAAATCCTCTCTACCACCCGCCCGTGCC